GGTGGCGTGGCCTGTCCCGCTTTCGATCGAGACGAACTACGAAGTGGGTCAGACCGTAGAGCTGATCTTCGAGAGCGATGAAGACGCGGAGACGTTTAGCCGCTTGTATAGCGAACATATGGGAGATGCCGCCCCCTCGCCGAAGCCAGCCGTCGATGCGATGACTACCGGAGCGGTGGAAGTAAAGCTTCCGCAGAAACTGACGGCGCGCGCAGAAAAGATTGTCGCCGCGTATCTCGCCGAGTGCTGCAAACCGGGTGAAATTGACTATGACGCACGACACGAAATCCTGTGTGACGCTGCGAACCTGCTGAAAGACATTCTTGATATGGCGAACGAAGCCCACCCCGCCAGCGAGCCGAAAGCGCTGACTTTGACGGATGAGCAGCGCGATGCAGTCTCGTTTGCGCTTTCCATCATCGGCCTTTCGGGTGACCCGCGGGTGCGAAACGTGCATAAAGTGCTCCGCGCGCTTCTCGCTGATCGCGGATCGTGATACACTAGCCCCGTCTCCTTTGTTGTTTTCAGAGCCCGCGCAATGCGGGCTTTTTCTATTGCGGGGTTGGCGGGTCGGGTGTAGGATGCGTGGACGAGGCGGGATGAGTGCCGCCTATTTTGTACGAAACTGTCCGAAGGAGTCTGAACCATGCTGATCCCTGTTTCTGATGTGCTGTCTCTCGTTCCCGTCGCGCGCTCTACGCTCTACCTGCTGATGCAGCGATCCGACTTCCCGAAGCCTGTCCGCGTAGGCGGGCGCGTGTTTTGGGATGACAAGGAAATCAACGCCTGGGTACAGGTGCAAAAGGATTTGCGTTCCGAGGTAGCCTGATGCCCCAATTCCTCAAACAGTACGGCGAGCAGCTGGTTGCGCTCGGCTATACAGTTTTGCCGATCAGGCCGGGGACGAAGCGCCCGGATCTGAAAAACTGGCCGAACCACAACACAACAGTAGAAGACGTGGTTGCGTGGTACAGCAACGGACGCGCGAACCATGGCGCCGGTGTCAACGCGCGCAACACTCCTGCCATCGATGTAGATGTCCTGGACCCGGGTGTAGCGCAGCAGATGTCGGACGCTATCGACGCGATATTCGGGCCGGGACTGTGGACGCGTACAGGGCTGTACCCGAAATTTCTGGTTCCCTTCCGTTCCGACACGCCGTTCCGCAAGATGTCGTCCGCCATTTACACGGATGGGAAAAATGAACACAAAGTTGAGATTCTCGGCGATGGGCAACAATGGGTTGCCTACCATATCCACCCAGACACTGAACAACCGTATCGATGGTTTGATGGATGCACAGATGACGGTATCCGGAGCGTCGCGCGCTCCGCGCTTCCCGAACTCGATGCCGGCCATGCTCAACTGGTTATTGACGCATTCGAGCGCATTGCGTCCGGCCTCGTTGCGCAAGGCAAATGGGCTGCCACGGTTTCTGTGGAACGAGTACGGAGCGATACGCCGCATTCGGACGATCCCTTTGCGGATCAACCGCTGAAACTGACTGACAAGCAGGCAGACTGGCTCATCGCACAGTGCGACCCGTCGAATTATGGCGAGTGGGTGGACGTCGGCATGATGCTGCACCATCAGCACGCCGGCTCGCCCGAAGCGCTGGAGAAGTGGCGGGAATGGTCGTCCGCCGCCGACAATTACGCGCCGGATCAGGTTGACGGGAAATGGGAATCGTTCGGGCATCGAACGGACAGGCCCGTCACATTCCGGAAACTGCTTCAGCGGTTCGGGCAACCGCCTGCCGACAAACCGAAAGCACTGGAGATGGGGCGCGAATTCGCTTTCTACCCTGGCGACGAGTACTCGGAAGACTTTATCGGCGGTCCGGAGATTGTGGAAGACGTGTTCCCGGCGCAAGGCACAGGCATGATATTCGGCCCTTCCGGTTCGGGAAAAACGTTCTGGATGCTCGACATGGCTTTCCATGTACAGAACGGGCAGAAGTGGCGTGACAAGGACGTTCGAAAGGGCGACGTGATGTACATAGCGGCGGAGGCCGGGCGCGGCATCAAGAAGCGCATTCGGGGCGTGATGAACGCGCGGCCCGGGTGGCGCGCGCCGTTCTTCGCGGATCTGGCTCCCGACCTGTCCGACACGAACTGGATTCAGAAGATACGCGACGCAGCACAGGCCGCCGGTCACCCGGCCATGGTCGTTATCGACACCATGTCGGCATCGTTCGCGGGCGACGACAGCAGCCAGGCGGATGTAGCGCCCATGATTCGCAACCTGACATCGCTATCCATGGCTCTCGAATGTCTTGTCGTGTTCGTTCACCACACGACCAAAGAGGGCGGTAGCTTCCGGGGTTCTGGCGCGTTCTACAACGACGTTGACGCCGTACTGGAACTCATCCCAGCCGAGAGCGAAGAGCGCAAGCAATGGGTTACGCAACGCAAGCACCGTGACGGAGAAGCCGGCAAATCTTACCCCTTCACGCTGGTTCTCACGGCACCTGTCGGCAAGAAACCGAATGGTAAGGACATCACGACCATGATTGTCGAACAGGCCGATTACGCGCCGGTTGAAAAGAGAAAGGAAAAGCGGTCAACAGGAGGCGATTTTGAGACCAGCGACAAGTACGCCAAAGCGAGAAAGTATCTCCAGATTATCGAAGAGCTTGTCGGCCTGGGTGACGCGAACGCGGACGAAATTGACGTCATTTCGGCCATTCAGGCGAATGACGTTGTAAACCCTTTGAAAGAACCGGACTACCCGAGGGCAGACAACATCAAACGCACTCTCCTCACATTAGCAGAGCGAGGTAAGATAAGGCGTGAAGGCCGTTGGATAAGGCTTTGCAGGTGATTCCCTCACATTCCCTCACATTACTCACTCACATCCTCACATTGTTCCCTCACTTCCTCACACTCACATCCCCCCTTTAGGGGATGTGAGAATGTGAGGGACTGAGGAAGTGAGATTGAAAGGAAAATGAAAAATGCGACTCGATAAGGTAAAACTTCCGGTTCTGGAAAACGGAAGCACGAAAGATGAATGGTTCCCCGTGGCCGACATATCGCGCGTCGCGGGTACCAGTTGGGCGCCGTTCTGCCGGATGCGCGTAAATGGGGAATGGGTGTTTGTCGGCATGCCAGTCGCCAAGGTGCAGGAGGCTATCCGATGATTCGAGACGACTCAGTCCTGTGCGTATGCTGTGGCCGGGAGTTCAGCGTGCGCCTGCTAGAGCTGGTCAGGTGGGAAGGGCCGCTCTGGTGCCAGCCGTGTATCACGTATGCCGATACCGAGCTGGCAGAGGCTGCGAGGCGCGCCAGAATCGCGCAAGGGCCTTTCGTTGAGCAGGAGTGATACCCGAGACAGCAGAAATGAAGAACGGCCCGTTGTGGGCCGTTTTCGTTAGTGGATGGGCGCGAAGCCGATTGTGTTCAGCTCAGGGTTGGCGAGGAGAAAGGAATCGCGGTCCGGGAAGCCGGCTTCAGCAGCCAGCGCGTCGGCGCACATCTCCAGCGTAGGCAAGCCGGCGCAGTCGATGAAACCGATCATCTCATCGCCGGGTATCAGGATGGCGTAGCGGATCATTTTTGCTCCAGAACGATGACATGCGGTTTCAGGTAGTCCAAGTCGGCAGTGCGCTTCACCAGCAACTCGACCTGAGCCCGCAGCTGCGCAAGCTCTAGGTCAGACCGCTCACGCGCCGCGCGATAGCCCGCTTCGTAGCCACGGTTGAAGCCGTCTTCGTAAGTACCGGCCATGTCAGCACCACACCACGTGGCGGAGGTCAACCGTGCGACGGATGAGCCAGTGCCGGCGCATTTCAGGTGCTTCCATGTCGGGGCAGGCGACTTCCATGTAGGCGTTTGCGAGCAGGATGAGGACTGTGTGGAGGGTTGAAGCCATGATGTGTCTCCTTACCAGAGTTTCGTGATGCTGCGGATGGTGCCGTGCACGTTGCCCTCCAGTTCCAGCCATGCGATCAGCTTCTCCTGTGCTGCGTCGCGCGAATCAGCGTCTTCAACAAAGCGTGCAGCGCGGCCGTTGACTTCGATGAAGATTTCGTAGGTGAACATTTTGTCTCTCCGTTGTTGATGACTTCACTATAGCAGTTGCAAAACGGAATGCAAGAAAAACAAATGCAACTGCCGCAGTTACGCATTATGGACGCGCGAGTACCGGCGATAAGTCTTGGTTAGTGAGTACTAACTTCGAATCGCGGTTTGCGAATTGGTGGCGAAATGACCTCCTCTGCGCATCTCGAAAATATCGATGGCTGGCACTCGGCGGATTTTACGGAATGCGAATCGTTATCATCTGATAATGGTTGCCTGGGCCAGCAAATCGCAGTCTGATAACGCGTCTGTGCATTTGCACTTTCGCTAAGTCATTGATTCTAAACGATTGGTGCATTGCACAACGATTTGACATAATGGAAACTATCGAACTTTCGCCCGTCGATCTGCGAGTTATCGAGAACGCTTCTCGTTTCGGGACTGATATATCAGGAGAATGAGAATCATTCTCAAACTCTGGGACCCGGCGCCCCTCCCGCCGGACGGGTGGATAATTTTTGAGACCCTCTTCCCAAACCGCGAACCGAAAAAACATTCCGTAAACCATTTGTAAGGATAGGCATGCCATAATCGCGCGGAAACCCCAGGAGGGAATATGGCGAATAATGGATACGTGAAGAGCACATCCCAGGATGCGGTGTCGGTAGAGTTCCCTCTGGGGGCGACGTTGAACCGGATTGCCGGTCATTCGCGCGTCGCGCTGTACGGGCACCATCCCAGCCCGATCACGGCGGGCGCTGACGTGTGGGAGGGTAGCGGCGCGTACCCGTTTCAGGCGGCGGCAACCAAACTGGAAATTTTGTCCGCTTCAGCCAGTGACACGGCAGCAGGCACGGGCGCCCGGACGTTCACGCTCACAGGACTGGATGCGAACTACAACGTCATCAGTGAAGTGCTGACGATGGCGGGCGTGACGCCCGTGCAGACCGTGAATAGCTACCTGCGGGTGAACGGGTTGATTCTCGCCAGTGGCGGGAGCGGTCAGGTCAACGCGGGGGATGTGACATTGCGCGTGACGGGCGCGGGAGCCACGCAGGCTATCGCACGCGCGGGGTATGGATACGCGAAACAGGCGATCTACACGGTGCCGGCGGGCTTCACGCTGCTGGTGACGGACCTGTTATTCGAGTGCGGCGGCACGGGCGCGGCGAGCGTGATCCAGTTCAGCTTTACGCGGATCAATGCGCTTAACGGCACGATCCAGACGACTAACGAATACCTGGCCGGGCCGCTGTTCCCGGTTCAGCGTAGCGTGATCGTGGGGGCCCTGGTGCCTCAGCAGACGACGCTGACGACACGCGTCAAGGCCGTAACGGGCACGGTGGACGGGTTCGCGGCGTTCGAAGGCATCCTGATCGACAACACGCAACTGCAATGACCGGTCTCACAAGCGCAGCCACGCTGCGCGTAATCTCGGAAGACCGGGCGCTGGCTTCAGCGATGCTGTTCCCGCACCGGCATCCGCAGGCAAGCCCCCCGTTCCACGTGCAGATCATGGACGCGTGGAGGAGCGCGGACGAGCTGGTGCTGATCGAGGCGTTCCGGAGTGCCGCGAAGTCCACCCTGTCGGAAGAGCATCTGCTGATGGAGGCGTGCTTCGCCAACTTCAACTACTGTCTCATCATTGGCGAGACGTACACCAAGGCGTGTCAGCGCCTGGAGGCGATAAAGAACGAAGCCGAGAAGAACATGAAGCTGCTGACCCTGTTCGGGAAACTGACGGGGCATCGCGGGCGCCTGTGGAACGAGCACCAGTTCGAGCTTCCGAACGGTGTGCTGCTGGAGGCGCACGGATGGGAGGAAGAACTGCGAGGCTTCAAGTGGCACGACTGGCGCCCGGACAGAGCGTACCTGGACGACATCGAGAACGAGACGATGGTGAAGGACGAGGCGGCGGTGGATGCCACCTTGAGGAAGCTGTATTTGCAGCTGATCCCCGCGATGGACAAGGAGAAACGCAAGGTGCGCGTCACACAGACACCACTGGCGGAAGACTGCCTGGTGTCGCGTTTAAGGGCCGACGACCAGTGGACGACCTTGCGCTTTCCGATCTGCAACGGGGATATCGATGACCCGGCAACTGAGGCGCTGTGGCCGGAACGCTTCCCGATGGAGTGGATACGCAGGGAGCGAGACCGGTACGAGAAGGCCGGGCAGCTGCGCGGGTTCCTTCAGGAACTGATGCTGATGGCAATCGGCAGTCAGGACAAACCTTTCGAAAGTGAACATATCCGTGAAATCGCACTCGACCCCGCACCGTGGCTTCCGAAAACACTGGTTGTGGACCCGGCCCGGACAGCCAGCGTTACCAGCTCCGACCGCACTGGCCGCGTGGTACTTAGTCGTCTCGGGACGCGTATCTACGTGCACGCAAGCTCCGGCGAGTACTGGAAACCCGACCAGATAATTGCGGATGCGTTCGACACGTCGCGCCGGTTTGATGATGCGAACGTGGCAATTGAAAAGAACTCGCTTGACGAGTGGTTGCTGCAACCGATGCGCGCGGAGATGCTCCGACGCGGGGTGAGCCTGCCGCTGAAGGCAATCCAGGCACCGCAAGACAGGAGCAAGGAACAGTTCATCATGGGCCTTCAGCCGTTCTTCGAAGCCGGGGACGTGGTACTGGTGGGCGGACGCGGGCAGCACGCACAGCTGGTCGCGGAGATACTGAACTTCCCTTCCGGCAAGCGCGACATCCTTAACGCGCTGGCCTACGCGCAGCGTGTGTTCTCAGGAGTTCCGGTTTATGAAGACTTCGGCAGCTACAACATCATCGACGGCTATGAACCTACTGCCCGCGATGCAATGGCGCTCTGCTTCAACGCGAACGGGTCGGAGACTACGGCGGTGCTTGTTTCTGTTGAGGGTGA